TACGCTGTAGGTACTGTACAAGATGCCATAGATTGGACTAATGGCAGGGCTGCTACTACGGGGTCTCGCACTTCTGCAATCAACTCCTCCTACGCCGCTGTTCACTGGCCTTGGGTGAAAGTATTTAGTACTTTTGATGGTGTAGATCGTTGGTATGATCCTAGCATTTTCGCTGCTCGTCAAATGGCCTTTACTGATGGTGTATCTGATAGCTGGTTTGCTCCCGCTGGATTCCGCAGAGGCCGTCTAACTAAGCCTACCGAGACAGAAGTTAAGCTCAACCAAGGTGATCGTGACAGTCTTTATAGTGGAGGTAACTGTGTCAACCCAATAGTTGCCTTCCCTCAACAAGGAATCACTATCTTCGGACAACGCACTACGCAGCGAGCGCCTACGGCTCTTGATCGTATCAATGTTCGACGACTAATGATTTACATTCGTAAAATCATCCTACTATCTACTCAAAGATTTGTCTTTGAGCCTAATGACGAGTTTACCTGGGCGGAAATTGAGGGTGTACTAAACCCGTTCCTTGATGACATCCGTCGTCGTCGAGGCATTACTGAGTTCCGAGTGGTTTGTGACGAGACGACTAACACTCCCGTCCGTGTTGACCGTAACGAGCTTTGGACTAAGGTTCTTATCAAGCCCACCAAAACGGCAGAGATCCTTGTCTTTGAACTAAACCTGACCAACCAGTCAGCACAACTAGGAACCCTTTGAGGTAAATAAAAATGGCATCATCATATTATAAGGAAAAGTACGGAAGAGAATTCACGCCTGGGCAGGGACTTCCTACTGTAAGTACTGATTTAGATTCAGTACGGGCATATCAGTTCGAGATTCATTTCTTTGGACTTCCTGAGGATATAACTGACTCAACGGATCTTTCTCTTGCTGCGAAGCGAGTCTCTGGTCTTGAGATGAAGAACGACGTTATCCAGGTTGACCGTGTAAACGACAAGCTATACTATCCCGGTAAAACCACTCCTGGCGAACTTGTTGTAGATTTTGACAACCTTTATTTAAAAGAGACCGCCTCTGATCTCTTCCGTTACTTCCGTCATACTTACGATCCGATTACAGGTGAACTATCTAAGACGGCTGCTCCTGGTGGTTCTGGAACTACCTTCAAGGCAGACAAAGTAGAGATTGTTATGCTTGATAATACTCTTGTACCTCATAGCACTATTGAGCTTTACGGTGTGTTCCCGACTGCTTGGTCTGCTTCTGAGTTTAATTACTCAACCAATCAGTTCCATCAGCTTACGGTCAACTTCAGGTACGACTTTATGAACACGTATAACTACTCAAACCCTAGCTGATTTTATAAAATAGGTTACCTAGCAGTCCTGTCCTTTACCTGTGTGGGCGGGGCTGCTTTTTCACTATAATAGGATATGGATTACTTTTCAGAATTGCTTACTAGCTTTGAAAGTCTAAAAAAGAGGACATATAAGCTTACTTTCATTAATGAGGCAGATGCGAAAGAACCTGATCCTCCTGCTGATCCTAAAACCCTACAAGCTGCCATCGGCATTGTAAAGCAAGGTTTAGGAAGTGCTCCTCAAGCACAAGATGCTGCTGGAGGTATGGCGCTCCAAGACACGGCGGGGAATCAGACTAATGTAAAAGTATTTAGCAAAACATTAGGTTCAGGAGAAGTGGCTTCCTACTTATTTTTCTCAAAAGGTAAGGGTCCTCCTTCTATCTATAAGGCAATTTCTAATGGGGTAGAAAACACAGAAGTTATAAATGCCGCTGCTGAGGTATTAGCTAAAGGTGCGGCTAAGTCGTCGAAGGAGGATGCTGCTGCTGTTGATGCAGAAGTCTCAGCAGCACAATCTAAGGCACAAGCAGAAGCAGATATAAAAGAAAAACGTAAAGAGATAGACGGCATCATAGAAACAAACAACCGCCCAGACTGTAAAAGGGTTGGTGTGATTATGAGTCGCATCCAGAAGGCGTTAGAAAAAGCTAAGGTAAGTCCTCGTAGGCACGGGACTAAAGGCTTATCTGGTGTAAGGGTTAAAGAACTGATGCTTACCTATACAGATCGCCTCACTACAGGAATTCAGCTTGAAGTAGAGGATGTTGCTTCAGGAAAGACGCGCCCTGTACCTGTAGATGCTAATACAGCGGAAGAGTGTGCTCAGAGTCTTGCTAATTTCTTTCACATTCTAGAGGCTGATCCTGACGACGAAAATCAATTGTGTGAAAAAAGCACTAAGTCTGTGTCCATGTACAAAGGCGAATTAGTAGCCATGAATAAGGACGGAAGCGACGGTATTGTCGTAACCAAGAACAAAAATCTACACGTTGCTATAAAAAGCTCTATGGAGCTTTATGAGAAGCTTTGCGGTACTAAAGAAGATGATTGGGGTAAGCTCACCTCCAACATAGTGGCTACAAACACTAAAAATGCTGTTAAAGGAACTTTCTTTGAGACTCTTATCCACGCTACAGTACTGGCTAATAAAGAAGGTATAAAAGCAGCAGCTTCCATGCTTCTAGAAGAGATCGTTAAAAATAAAGAAGTTCTAGAAGCCATCCTCGACGGAAGGGATCCTTATTCTGGAGAAACCCTGAATGAGTTTTACGAGAAAAGTGTCCAGTCTGATTTACTAGGTAAGCTAAAAACTAGCGCAAAAGTATTAGCATACATTAAGCAAGAAATGGCGTTGTTTTTTAAATTTTCTAAGTTTATGGACGCTGACGATATGTATCGCAGTTCTAAAGGAAGTACTACAGGTGGACGAGAGGATGTTTATTTCCTGTATGACGACTGCGGTAAAGCGGAAAAAAAAGCTAAGGCCGTCGGTTCAGAAGTAAAAGAAATAGAAGGTAGGTGTGGAGTGGGTCTTGGCCTGAAGAGATCTGAAAAGGGCGGCAAAGTAAAAGGTGGTGAACTAGGGTCAATACAAAGACTCGTTGATCTTGCTATTAAAAACCACATGGACAAAGACATTGAGCCTGGGTTTTATAAAAAAGCAGATGATTTGGTTTTCGATGGAGACATGGACCGTAAACAACGAGCCCAACAAATTATACAAAACACTGAGGATAAAGTTGCCTCAGTAGTAGGTCTTCTAGGTAAAGCTAAAACATATAAGGACTCTGATGGAAATGAGTTTACTACTAACCCTTCTGAGATTGGAAAGAATATGATTAATCAGATTTCAGAACTATTAGGCCCAGAAGCACTTGAACAATCTCCTTTAGCGGAAATCCTATACGATGTTGATGAAAAAGGAAACAGGACACCTGTAGACCTCTCTGGGGACGATGAAGTACAGGAGGAGAACCGACTTCGTGTAGCTGAAGCTGTAGGTAGGCTAGTAAGGTTCGACCTGTACCGTAAGGGACTTGAAAGCGATAAAGAAGCCACCAGTGATGCATTAAAGTACCAAGCATTCCTTACTGGAGGAAACGCTAGAGACATGGCTCAGTTCGTTGGGGCAGATTCTGGTGATGTTAAAGTATTTGCTCAAAATGAGTGCTTAACTTCTGCCTTTAAAGATGGGTCTGTAGAGGTAGATGGACAAGGAATTAAATTTACTGGTAAGGACGGTACTGAGGTTCGATGGTCACAGGAACGGACCAAGACTTCTAGTGGGCCTCAAACCAGATCAGTCCTCAGTATGGGTAAAGACGCCATAGCGAAGCATTCTTCTGGAGATTACTCTGTAGATATACAGAAAGAAGAAAAGGGAAAGATTGACGATGCGTTTGAAGTTCTACTTAAGAGCCAGATTGCCTTACTAGAAGGCTTATTACTCAATAAAGCCACGTAGAATCTTCTTCTAACAATAAATCCTTTAGATAATAAATATTGTATTGTTTATTTTCTTTGTGGATAGATACGTAGTTATTAGATATGAACAAGGTATTAGAGGGTACTACGGCTAGAATTTCACGCCTATCTTGTTTAAATATCAACATCGGTTCTTTTCCACTACGACCAGCATCCTTGACCGCTTGTTCGATGAACCCCCAGAAGGTGCTTTTGTGGTTGAACAAACTATACAGGTCTTCATCGTTGTACCCTTTCTTACATTCGATACAATAACGGAAGTTTGCTGGCGTAATCAGGTCTCCGTGAATCTGTAGGTGATCAGGAAGAGCGTGTGTTGTAGCGAACGCTCCCGACCCAGGAGTCCTGCTGAATTCTTTAGTGTTGAACCTTTTGTTTAGGTCAGTAGCTATCTTACGCTCAAAGGTTGAGCCTTTAGCTCTTGAATTTTTCTTTTTCTTCTTCCTTAGCGGAGAAAGGTCGAAATTATCTTCCATAATGTACTATTATAGTTCGTTATGAGTACAACAAGTGAAGGACTCAATTTCGATCTATCTAAATGGAGGCTGCGCTCTGAAATGCGTAGTCGTAAACGTATGAAAATTACTTTGAAGCTATCAGCAGAACAGTCTGAGGCAGTAAATAACTTTATGGGTGTCGTAAAACCAGACGATGTATCCACCGACGATTTCTTTATGACTATGTTCTACCGTGGACTACAGGAAACTCACAATGATCTTCTGGGTATGACCCAGAAGTTTGCTGAAGAGAACGCGGAGGAACTCGCAGCCTCAGGTATCGAGGTTATCGAGGACCCAGAGGGAGGGGTGCGTCTAACCTCTTCAGAAAGTACGGAAGATGTCTCTGAACGCCTTGGCGATCCAGAAGAGTGATGTTCCAACTAGAGTTTCTTACTAAAGAGCACGATCTAAATAAGATAATCGGTCTTCAAAAAAGAAAGAAGAACAATCTTAGCATCCTGTTTATTAGTGAATGGTGTGAGTTTACTGACGTACTGATTTCTTCTTTAAAAAATACATATGGTGATTCTGATACAGGAGAAGTTCTTTATGTGGTAAACTCCTTTGATATGCCTCATTCATTTGTAATTTATGGAAGCACTAAAGTGCCTCACCTAGTTAGGTTGAGGAAAGATAAAGTTAGGAGTGAGTTTTACTTGCCTAACATTTATAAGCAACTAAAAGTTTCTTGATAGAAAGGGGATTTTATTCTAAATCCCCTTTCTTTATTTCTATGTATGCGTTGATCTTCTCTTGATACTTTTTCTCCTTTCTCCACATTAGCTTCAAATGATTGAGTATGATGGTTGTAAAGTAGTTGAACGCTTTGCCTTTGTTGGAGTCAAACTTAGGAACAGTTTTTAGTATTAAAGTAAAGCACTCTTGCTTAGCATCATTAGGGTCTACCTGAAACTTAAAAGATTCTATTATATTTTTTATAAGCAAGCCAAAAATAGAAATCAAATCTTCTTCGTATTTTTTAGGATCACTTTGGTATAATAGAATGATAGCCTCTAGGTTATCGTTGTCTATGTAATGCCCTTTCTTCTTCATAATCTATTATAGTACATGTCTTTCGATCTTAATGACCTTTACGCAGGGTCTAAAATGTGCGATCAAAACCCTCTTTGTACTGGGTGTGGTATCCTCACTAAAAGTAAAGCCATGCATAGTGTTATGGACTACAAGGAGAAGAGTGAGGCGAAGGTCCTCTTCCTCTCCGATTCCTTAGCGTTCCAGCACGGAGAAGGTAGGGCCTTCAAAAACAAGGACCTACAATTTTTAAAGGATCAGTTTCCTGGTGGAGCGTTTGAGACTGCTGCTGCGGTGAAGTGTACGGATGTGAGGGAGGCAGACATGAAGACAGCGGATATCAAGATTTGTCGTCAGCATATCCAAGCAACCATTGATACTATCAAACCTCGTCTTGTCTTTGCGTGCGGTAATCTAGCCATGAAGATGATCATCAAAAAATCTGGCATTACAACTAAGAGGGGAAAAGCTTTTGATTTTGAGACGGAGGCTGGACATAAGTGTACTGTTATTCCTGTCTTCCACCCTTACATGGTTCAAAAAGAACCCGCTCACCTGTCTCTGTTCCAGAACGATCTACGTAACGGGTACGAGATGTATGTGCTAAACCGCCGTAGTGAAGGTAACTTCAAGTACGAGGCTATCGTTCGTATTGAGGACCTAATTAAGTTGACGGAAGAACTAGAAAGTACCACTGACGTTCTGGCTATGGATACGGAGACTACGGGGCTAAACTTTAGAACGGATAAAATCATGACATTATCCATCACCAGCCCCAAAGGAACATGGGTTATTCCTCTAGATCATAAAGACAGCCCCTTCCAGAAGGGGAAGGAGCACTACGCTAAGGTGTGGGGATGTATTCGTAAGATCATGCAGAACCCCAATAATAGAAAAGTCTGGCATAACGCTAAATTCGACCTGCACTTCCTTCTATCATACGGAGTGTCCGTGAAGAACGTATGGGACACTAAGATCATGCACCACCTGCTTGATGAGAACATGCCCAAGGGCCTGATGGACCTTACCAAA